CGAACTCGCCGAAATGCGAGAAGCCGCCCTGGCCCTTCTTCGTCAGCGCGCCGTCGATACGATCGCCGACCACGTACGAGCCGCGATCATCCTGGCCGCTGCGCGCGGCCGCCTGCGGCTGCACGCTACCGGCGGTGCGCGCGCCGGTGGCCGCCTGCAAGCGAGCCTGCTGTTCCTCGAGCTTGAGCCGGCGATCGATGTCGGCTTCGATGCGCTGGAACTCGAACTGGTACGCGTTGAAGGTTTCCAGCTCGTCGGCGGTGAGCGTGCGCCCTTCCGCATCCGCTTTCGCTTGCAGCGCGGCGGAGGCGTTGAAGACTTCCACCAGCCGTTCGCGGAGAGCTTCGACGCCCATTGCGTCGGCCATCGGCGCGAAGGTGTAGGCGTTCAGGTTCGGCGCGATCCCGCCGGCCGCGCCGGCACTCACGGCCGCCGCCAGCAGGTTCGCGAAGAAGGCGCGGATCTTGATCATGGTTTCGGCTCCCTAGAAAAACAAAAGGCCCGCGTGCATTGCTGCGCCGGGCCGACTGGTCGATCACGTTGTCGCGCGGCTGGCCGCGCTGTGGGTTGCGATTCTGCGGCTACACGCGCGGAGGTGTCAATCCCCGACGCCCCATGGCCATCGACATTGCCGCGAGCGCGGCGCGCGTGTCCGTGTCCGGCGCGCCCTTCTTCACCGGCTCCGGCACGTGCGTGTAGCCGAACCGATCGAAGTTCGCCCAGGCCGCGACCTTCGCTTGCTTGAAGACGGTATCAGCGAAGCCAGCGGCGACGGCTTCCTGCCCGGTGAACCACGTCTCCGCGGCCAGCATGTCGGCGAGCTCCGCGCGATCCTTGCCCGTCTTCCGCTCGTACGCGTCGATCAGCACGCCGTCGATCTTCTCGAGATCGGCCGCTGTCTTCGTCATATCGTTCGCGTTGCCGATCGTGAACGTCCACGCCTTGTGGATCATGAGCCACGACGCCTCGCCCATCTCGATCGAGGTGCCCGCCATCGCGATCAGGCTGGCGATCGATGCCGCGATGCCGTCGACGTACACGTTCACCGGCGCCGGATGCTGGCGGATGAGATCGTAGATCGCCGCGCCTTCGAAGACTGAGCCGCCGCCGGAATTGATCCGGAGATCGATCGGGCCCTTCTTCGCGTCGCGCAGCGCGGCGGCGAAAGCCTTCGACGAAACGCCACCACCGAAGAAAGGATCCTCGCCGATCGTGTCATACAGCAGGATCTCTGTCGGCCCGCTCGCGTTCTTCGCTCGTGTCACCTTAAGCATTTGCGATCACCTCCACCAGCTCTTTCTTGAACGTTTCCACCCAGTGCGCGACCAGCGGCTCTTCCTCGCTTCGCTTGCAAACCGCCATGCAGCGCCCAGCGACGCCGAGGTACCAGTCGCCGACCGTTTCCGCTACACGGCGCGCCTTCTTCTCCGCGTCTTCGATTCCGAATCGAGAAATGGAAAGAGCGGCCGTCGCCAGCGGCACAAGCTCGTCGTCCACGAACTCGCGGTGCTGCGGGATGAATTCCTCCGCGCGCTTCTGGCACTCGTCCATCGTCGCGCCCGCTTCCTCGAGCTGGCGAATGCGCGCGTCCGTCCGGCGCACGATGCGCGCCCAGGCGCGCTCGAACATCGGGCCCAACGCGTCTTCCACCGGCGGCGCGGCCGGCTTCGGCTTGCCGGGCGCCGGCGGATCGTCTTCTGGATCCTGGCCGCCGTCTCCGGGCTTCGCGCCCGGCACCGGCTTCGGCTCCGGCGGGTCGAGCGCGAATTGCGCGGGTTGCATGTTGACCGGCATCCAGTACACGTCGCCGATCTCCGCCGGCAGCGGCGGCAGATCTTCCCAGGCGCGAATGTCGTTCGCGTTCAGCCACCCATCCTGGCGCCCGACGTGGTAGGCGTCGTACCGATCCTTTTGCTTGCCGCGGAGTAGCGTGCGCATGTCGCCGCGGCAGAAGCGGTCCGGGAAGCGCGCGGGGATGAGCTTCGCGTCCATCTCTTGCTCGAGGCGCGTCACCCACGGCTGGATCGTGTCGCCGCCGAAATCGATGTTCAGCTCTTCAATGTTCGAAAAGGTCGCGCGATCGAGATCGGCGAGCTTGTGCGGCTGGATTCGGAAGAAGCGGCAGAGATCGCCGATCGTGATCTTTTTCGCCTCGATCATTTGCGCCGCTTCGGGTGAGATCTGGAACGACTTCCACTCGAGCCCCTCTTCGAAGACGCCGAGCTTGAACGCGTTCGACGGCCCGCGGTACACCGTTTCGAAGTCTGCGCGGAGGCGATCGCGCGCTTCCGTCGATAGCGTTTTCGGGTGGAAGAGGCCGCCGGAGACGTGCGTGCCATTCGCGAAGAAAGACGCCTGGAACGAATCGATCGCGACGCCCATGGCCGCGCTTCTCGCCATGTACGAGATCGGATCCATGCCCATCACACCGTCGAAGGAAAAGCCCCGCACGTGCAGCACGGCGGCCGCCGGCAAGATCACCGTCTGCCCGTCGCCGAGCTTGTATTCGTAGACGATGGATCGCCCCTGGCGGATCGGCGTCGTGCGATCGGGAAGCATCGGCCACAACGCGACGGTATCGCCCATCCCGTTGCGCTCGATCTCGCTGTAAGAATTGCCCCACAGCAACGCGTGGAAGACCGCGACCTGCCGCCACGTGAAAGCCGTCATCTCCGGGTTCGCTCGCTTCTTCAACACGCGGTAGAGCGGATCCTTCACGAGCCTTTCGGATCCGCCCTTCGGCAGCTCGCGCTGCACGGTCCACGAGAGCATGGCGACGGTTTCCGCGATGATTCGGCACGCCGCCCACACGGCGGAAAAGGTGAGCGCGCTGTCCGGGGTAACGTAGACGCCGGCGTGCCGGGTTGAGCCCCACACGCGGGTCGCGGCTTGCTTTCCTGGCGTTCGCTGGATCAGCGCGTTCTCCACTGCGGGCTTGCGCGGCTTCGTGGCCCTGGTCGCTTTCTTCGTCCCCGCTCGTGTCGCCATACTAAGCCCCGATTCGTGTGAGCCCTTCGGATTCGTACTTGCTGGGCCCGGTGTCTTCTTCGTCCAGCCCGAGCGCGCGCCCGAGCGCCATGATCGCCGCCACGATGCCGTCGATCTTGCCTCTCGAGGTTTCCCGGCTCGGCTTGATGTTCCCGGCGGGATCCATCTTCGGCGAGACGTTCGAGAACATCCAACGCATTACCGGGGATTCTCCGACGTTGAACCGTCGCGATAGTAACAGCTTTTCGAATTCCTTCATCGGCATGTTCATTGTCGCGAAGCCCTGCCCCATGGCGACCATGTTCACCCCGTCCCCCATGAGCTGTGTTACGAGCTGCGAGGAATTCCACCGATCGTAGCCCACGGAGGCGAGATCGTAGAGCACCCGCGCTTGGTTCACGTGGTGGCGCACGAACTCGTAGTCGACGATGTTGCCCGGCGTCGGGATGATCCAGCCGTCCCGCGCCCAGGCATCGTAGGGAATGCGCCGATCGCGCATCGCTTGTTCGACCGTCTCTTCCGGGCAGAAGAGGTACGGGACGAGCTGCCACTTCTGATCCCCGCCCGCCGGCGGGAAGACGAGCACGAACGCGGTGATGTCTCTCGTCGCCGAGAGATCGAGGCCGCCGAACGCCTTGCGCTTGATGAGCACCGGCTGCCGGCCCTCGCACGCCTTCCACTCGTCGAGATCGAGCCAGCGCGTCGTCTGTTCGGTCCACTGGTCGAGGCGGAGGCGGCGGAACGCGTTCTGCGCGGCCGGCGACGCCTTCGCCTTCGTGTAGGCGTCGCGTAGCGTCTTCATCTTCACCGACACGCCGAGATTCGGGTTGCCTTTGCCCCACACGAGCTCGTCGTTCCAATCGTCGTCCTTGTCCGGCTCGCAAATGTACGGGTAGAGCGAATCGTCCTCGATCGCGCCGGTCAGCACCTTTTCCCCGCGGTCGCGCACCTCATAGCAGATCGATTCCTGATCAACGCCGGCCGTTGTGATGCTGTGGATCATCGGGTTGCGCCGCGCGCCGACCGCCGTGTCGATCACGTCATAGATCGCGCGCGTTTTGTGCGCGTGCAGCTCGTCGATCGCCGCGCCGTGCACGTTCAATCCGTCCAGCGTGTCGGCGTCGGCGCCGAGCGGTTCGAACTTCGAAAAGGAGGATTCGATCGAGAGGTTGTTCCGCAGGCTCGTGAACTTCTCGCGGAGGATCGGCGACTTCCGCACCATGCGCGCCGCTTCGTTGAACAAGATCTTCGCCTGATCCTTCTTCGTCGCCGCCGCGTAGACTTCGGCGCCGGGCTCGCGATCGGCCGCCACGAGATACAGCGCGGTGCCCGCCTTGTACGTCGTCTTCCCGTTCTTGCGCGCGACCTGTTCGTAACTCTCGCGGAAGCGGCGGAGGCCCGCGCGCTCTTCGTCCGGATGGTCCGGGCTCCACCACCAGCCGAACATGTTGAGCAGGTTGAACGCTTGCCAGCCCGACAGCTCGAGCTGCGAGCCGGCCCACTCACCCTTCGTGTGGCGGAGCAGCGAGTAGAAGCGGTAGACCCGATCGACTTGCTCGAGATCGAGGATCAGCCCGCGATCCTCGTGCGTGTCCCAGTCCCGAAAGAAGCGTTCGACGCAAAGCCGCTCGAGCCGCCCAGGCGTGCGCCAGCCGCCGATCGGCCGGCCCTCGATCACGTCGTCGGCGAACGCGTAGGCGGACGCGAGCGCGTCAGTCGAATAGGTCTGCGGCGCCTTCGCCACCGTCGTCTCCCGGGTTCGCAGCGCGAGCCGCGATCCTCGTTCGAGCCGAAGGCGAGAGGCCGAATTCCGCGGCGGAGACGTTCAGCTCTTTCTTCGCTTGCGCGATGATCTTGTACAGCGGGTTCACCGTGAAACCCTTCGCCGTCCTGAGCATGTGCGCGTTCGGGTTCGCCTCGAGCACTTGCCGGAGCTGCGCGTAGGCGAGCTGCAGCGTTTCATACGCCGTGCAGTACGAGAGCAGCGCGGACCGATCGATCTCGGCTATCACCCTCGCTTCGGTGAGCTTCGGCACGATCCAGTGCCATTCCTGGCGCGCGACCGGCCCCAGCCACTTCGGACAGATCGGCGCCTTGATCTCGACTACCGGCTCGTCCTTCGGCGGCGGCCGGTGGCCCGGATTGCCGCGCAGCGCGACCACGTTCGACGGCAAAGGCCGCCGGCCGCTTCGCGCTCGAGCTCCACCGGACGGCATGTCAGCGGCCCAGGATCACCGGCTTGGCAGGCGCGAAGGCGCCACACCACCGATCGGAGGCGACGGGAGGCCACGCCGCCTTGATCATCATCTCCACTTCGCCGCGCGCGTTGATCCCTGTCGGAATGGCGATCAGCGTGGGCGGGTTGATCTGGCAATGCCCCTCGCGAATGTCGGAGCCGTTCGGCACGAAGCCGTGGCACTTGCCGCACCGCTCGCGGTTGTCGTCGCTCTTCTGTGTACCGTTAACCATCGTCGCTTGCCCTCTTCGCTTCGTTGAAAGTCGCGCTGCGGTCCTCTCGCACCGCTTCCCGCGTGGTGTAATTCTGCCAACGCTCCACGATCACGTCACAGTAGAGCGGATCCAGCTCCATCGCGAAGCACTGCCGGCCCTTCGTTTCGGCGGCGATCAGCGTGGTGCCTGAGCCCGCGAACGGATCCGCGATCACCAGCGCGAACGACGTGTTCTCCGTGATCCGCTCGAGCAATTCGGCAGGCTTCTGCGTCGTGTGCAGATCGTTCCCGGTGCGCTTCGCCTGGATCACGTTGCCGGCCGACGCCGCGCGCTTATCCCATGGCGCCGTCTTCCGGCACGCCCACATCACGAGCTCGTGCTGAGCGCGCCACCCGCGCCCCATGCCCGGCGTGCCCTTGTCCCACACGATCATCGACCGCACGCCCAGCCCGGACGATTCCACCACGTCGAAGAGCACGGTCCACATACGCCAGTCCGTGAAGCAATACAGGTACGGCGCCGCGAACCGCTCGAACGCCGTCCGGAGCAGCGCGACGTAGCCGCGGGTGCTCAGCGTGTCGTTCGCGATCTGTTTGTGCGGCCGGTTCGTGCCCACGCTGCCGGCCCGCTTGCCGGATTCCTGAAAGCCGCCGGAGCAGTACGGCGGATCGGTGAGGATGAGATCGACCACCGCGCCGTCCAGAAGGCGCGCGACGTCCTCCGCTTGCGTGGAATCGCCGCACATAACCCTGTGCTGCCCCAGGATCCACACGTCGCCGCGCTTCGTGACCGCCTTCTTCGGCAGCTCCGGCACCACGTCCTTCCGCTCGTCCTTCTCCGGATCCTTCCCGCCGCCCAGCAAGTCGGCGATCTCTTTCGGCGAGTAGCCGGTAGCCGCCAAGTCGAACGAATTCGCGCCGAGCGCGGCCATTTCTTCCGCCACGAGCACGTCGTCGATGCTGGTGTCATGCGCTACGCGGTTGTCGGCGAGGCGCAGCGCTCGGATCTGGTCCGGCGTGAGATCGTCCAGCACCACCACCGGCACAAGCTCCATGCCGAGCAGGCCAGCGGCCATGAATCGGCGCGTGCCGAGCACGATCACGCCGTTCGAATCGACCGCGATCGGCTGCGTCCAGCCGAATTCCTTGATCAGATCGGCCAATTTCCGCACCGCGGCCGCCGTGTGGTGTTTCGGGTTCTTCTCGTACGGTCGGACCGTTCCGATCGGCACTAGGCCCGTCGATCTCTGCGTTTTCGTCATTGCGTCTCGTCTCCGTGATCGGACCCTGGTCCGGCTTTTTTGAAAATGCGACAGCGCGCGCGA